GGGCTGTGTGCGATAGACTTCGACGATGAGGGGAGTCTGGAGGCGTTCCTGAAGGTGAATCCGGTGCTGCAGGGGTCGGCAAGGTGGAAGGGGAAAAGGGGCGCTCAGGTCGGCGTGAGGATCACGGGGGCATACCCCAAGCCGTGCGCGGAGCGCAGCACGACCGAGATGGTGGAGGTCAATGGGCGCATGATGGGCAAGCCGCTGTACGAATGGCGCAGCACGGGGAACCTGAGCACGGTGAAGGGCGTGCACACGAGCGGCTGCGAGTATAGCGTGCTGGTGGACAGGCCGCCGGTGGCGCTGGAGTTCAGCCAGATCCGGTGGCCCGATGGATGGCCGGTGCCGGGCAGTAGGGATGAGATGGCGCAGTTGCTCCGGCTGCATGGCGTGCCCTGGACGTTCGGAAGGAGCGGTACGGGCAACCTGCACCCAACCTTCTTTGCCGGGTACATGGCGCACAAGGAGCGCTTGTTATTCGATGCCCAGACCGGGCAGCACTACTGGTATGCCGGCGACAGGGGGATTTGGATATCCATGAGCCGCGAGGAGATGCAGCAGCGGGTCCTGGAGACCGCCAGGCGCGTTCTGTTGGATCAGATGGCATCGACAGAGGATCCGCGGCTGCCGGCGCTCCTGACGCGGCTGACCGTGAGCTTCGCGGATCAGGTGGTCGATCTGATCGGGGCGCTGCAGGTGGAGCGTAATCCGTTTACCAGGCCGGACAGCGTGGTGCACTGCTCCAATGTCATGGTGGATCTCAGGAGCGTGCCCTACGCAATGCACGGGTTCGGCCCGGAGTGGATGTCAAGGAACCAGACGCCGGTGCGGTATGTGCAGGGCGCGGGCAGCGGTCTATGGCAGGCGTTCCTGGACCATGCGCTGCCCGAGCGCGAGGATCAGGTACTGCTGCAGAGATGGGGCGGCCTGGCGCTGCTGCAGAGGAATAGGCCGCAGGTGATTCTGCTGCTGACCGGAACCGGTGGCGGCGGGAAGAGCACGGTGGCCGGGCTGGTGCGGCGGCTGGTCGGCGATGAGAACTGCAGCGAGCTGAGAACGAATCACTTGGGCAGCCGGTTTGAACTGGGCAACTTCCATGACCGGACGCTGTTGATCGGTAGCGATGTGCCTCCGGACTTCCTGTCCTGCGAGGAGAGCCAGTTCCTGAAGGCGCTGACCGGCGGCGACAGGCTGGCCGTCGAGTTCAAGGGCAAGAGCGGTGCCAAGGCCGTGGTCGGCGACTGGAACGTCATCGTGACGGCCAATAGCCGGCTGAAGGTCAACGTGCAGGGAGATTTGGGAGCGTGGTCGAGACGGCTGCTGCTGCTCGACTTCAGCCAGCCCAAGCCGGAGAAGGTGATCCCCAACTATCACGATGTGATGATTGAGCGGGAAGGCAGCGGGATATTGAACTGGTTTCTAGAGGGCGCGGAGGACTTGTGCCGGGTCATGCAGGCCGGTAGGCCGTTTCCGGTCAGCGACAGGCAGCGCGGTATGATAGACAACTTATTGAGCGAAAGTGATAGTGTGAGATACTTTATTGTGAACCATGTCCGTGCTAGTAGTATGTCATCGGATAGTATTACTAGCGAGGAGCTGTATGCTGCCTATATGGCCATGTGCAGCAACAAGGAATGGGGGCCTGAACCGGACAAGCGCTTCCAGCGCCGGGCAGCGGAACTCATGCTGGAGATACACCAGGCCATCCCGTCGAACCACATTCACCGCAGTGACGGTCAACAACAGCAGGCGCGAGGCTACATGAAAGTGGTCTTGACCTCGTCGGAAATGGCTTGAACTGTCAAGCGTTGTCAAGCGTTTGGGACGGAGGACGGCACTTCTCAACTCGGTGCAAGATGAGTAAAGGTAGCAAAACTGTGTTCAAAGTAGAAACGAAGTTGGAAAATGCCGTCCCATCCGTCCCAAACACTAGACAGTGCTTGACAGCGGTAGGCCTGCGCAAAATTGGCTCGAAATTGGTCGGGCAATGCCCAGCCTGTGCCGAGGAAGGAGGGGACAAACAACGCAACCATCTCGTCATCCAGGCAGACGGAAGGTTTGGTTGCGTTATCCACCCCGGCGCCCAAGGCAAGGCACATAGACAACGCATATTTCAGCTTATAGGAGATAAAAGCGGCAAGGGTAGGCAGCACTTGCCCGCTACACCACTAGACATATCACTGTTATGATAGTAACAAACACAACCAAACTATTGATGGAGGCACCGCACCTTGTGAAGATAGGCGTGCAGCGTGGCTGGCTGTCGTACCCCAAGGACATGGCGTTCAAGGAGGACGGCACGCCAGCCCCGGTCATGCAGGATGAGCCGGAAGTCACCGAGCAGCGCCACACGCCGGACATGGCACGCAAGGCCTACGACCTGCGTGACCGCGGCCTGTCGCTGAACGATGTCGCCGCGGCCTGCCAGGTGCCCCGAGGCAGCGTGGTCTACCTGATCAGCAAGGGGCATGAGCTCTACCTCGCAAGCCAACGGAAGGACATTGTACCATGAACGCAACCAATGCAGAATCCCCGCAGATGGAAGATCCATTCATTTACGCACCGCAGCCGACCAGCAAGGTCCAAGCAGTAACCCAGGCAGGCACCAGGCCGTCCATCCATGTCTCGCTGTACGCCTACGGTGGCATCAGCGCAGCCTGCATGATGTCCTGGGTAGACCTGACGGCCACGTTCGCCCGTTCAGACAGGCAGACCGATCTGCGCACCATCCGGGAGGATGCCCTGATATCCCGCAGCCGTTGCCGTGCGACCAAGTGGTTCCTCGACAGCGGCAAGGACGTCTGGATTCAACTGGACCACGACATTGAGTTCACCGCGGCCGACGTCATCCGCATGGCAGAGCTGGCCCATGAGCACCAGGCAACCGTGTGCATCCCCTACTCATGCCGCTCACTGCCCGCTAGGCCGGCCCTGCGTCCCAAGGCGGAGCACCTGCAGGCCCTGAAGCATCAGGTCTCTGACGCCGAATGCGCAGCGGAGCTTGTGCCCATCACGATGTTCGCGTCCGGATGCCTCGCAATCCCCCGCAAATGCCTTATGGCAACACTTGAGGCGCTGGCAGGGTCAGAAGTGCAGAACCCATACAGGATCGACTGGTGCGAGGATGTGCGCGTCGAACGCTTCCCGACCCTGTGGATGCCACTGGCCATGGAATCCATGCCCGGCAAACTCGAGTATCTCAGTGAGGATTACGCTGCCGCAGTCAGGATGACCCTAGCTGGAGTGAAGCACCTTTCGATGAAGCCCAAAATGCAACTCAACCACTGGGGAGAGTACCCATACTCGTTCAAGCCTTATGCCGGGTGAGAAGCCAAAGAAGAGGCCGAGTCTCGAGGACGTCGCCAAGGCCGCTGGAGTCAATTACCTGTACACGCAGCGAGTGCTGTCAGGTAACACCGAGATCCCCCAGGCAACGCAGGAGAAGGTCTTCAACGCAGTCAAAGAGCTTGGGTACGTCAAAACACACCACCCCGGCCAACACTTCAACAAGATAGATGATAGGGGCTTACCCGTAGCGGTCGCTGTGCTGACCGACAAACTCGCTGTAATTAAGGGTCAACCTACCTCAATTCACCTCGCCATGACCGCTTCGGTTAATCACCGCGACCTGATGAAGGACCTCAAAGAGCGCGATGTGACCCCCGTGAACGACGAGCAGATCCCGGACGGTGCTAACCCCTGACCTTAACCAACGGTTCGATTCAGTTAGCACTGGAAACCCAATGTTTGCTGGGGTTTTGAGCCATTCCAACTACCAGTGCTAACACTAGTGCTAACAATCGGTTCGATTCAGCCCGTCCTACCCCTCCGCCAAGGCCGGCGACAAGCAGGCCCAGGCAGGATGGGGGGGAGGGGGTCAGACAATCCGCGGCGACGGTAAAAGTCGACGGGTTCTCTAAAACGAAAAATATTAGGAAATGAGCCAACCACTCTGCCTCACCTGCTCCAAGCCCTTCGAGATCATCAAGCAGCGCGAAGGCCCCAAGCAGAAACGCTTCTGCTCCGACCACTGCAACGACACCTGGTGGAACGAACAACCTCTGCACCCCGTCATCCCCCGGGTAGACGCCCATCACCCCCGGGCACTCGAGCTCAAGCAGAAGCGCACCCAGCTCGTACTCCTCGAAAAGGCCGACCCCTACACCTACGGATACATCCCGGACCACTGGGAAATCGCCAACACCGAGTATTTGCTCACCCAGGAGCTCTTAATCTCCGGCGGCAACCGCGCCGGTAAAACCCTCTGGGCCGCCCGCCGCGTGGTTCAAACCCTCCTTGAGAAAGAGAACGCATCGGTTCTCTGCTGTCACACCTCCCACGCCACCTCGGTCACCGTGCAGCAACCCGCCATCTACAACTATCTCCCCGTCGCACTCCGGGCCACCAAGAAGGGTCGCATCCACTACCTGAACTACTCCCGCAAAAATGGCTTCACCGACGGCTCATTCATCCTACCCAACGGCTCCCGCTGCGACTTCCTGAACTACACTCAGTCGGAGAACACCATCGAGGGCCGCGAGGCCGACCTGATCTGGTGCGACGAGCTCGTGCCCCAATCCTGGGTGGACACACTGCGCTACCGTCTGATCACCCGCCGCGGCAAGCTCCTCGTGACCCAGACACCCCTCGAAGGCGTTGCCAGTGTCTACAAGGAGTTCACCGCGGGCTCACAGGTCAAGAACTGGGGCACCGGCGAACTCTTAGCCGGCAAGCAGGGCCTGCCTACATGGCCACCCGGCAAGGCTCCCAGGGTCATGGAGCAGCCCGCAACCAAGCGCAAAACCGTTTTCTTTTATTCCGAGGACAACCCCTACAACCCCTTCGACGAGATGAAGAGCAAACTCGTCACCTCGCCCATGGGCCAGATCCTGACCCGGGCCTACGGCTGGGCCTCGGACAACATCGGCAAGGCCTTCGCCCGTTTCCGCCCGGATATCCACTGCATCCCGGCCTCCAAGGTGCCACCCGGCGGCACCCTGTACATGGTCTGCGACCCCGCCGGCGCCCGAAATTGGTTCTGCCTATGGCTCCTAGTCTACGAGGACGGCAAGCGCATCGTGGTCCGCGAATTCCCGGACTTCTCCAACTTCGGAGAGTGGGCACTACCGTCCGAAAAACCCGACGGCAAGCTCGGTCCCGCGCAAACCCTAGACGCCGGCCGTTCCATCTCCGAGTACCGCAACCTCTTCCGCCAGATTGAGTCCGACCTCGGCTACGGCGAGCCCGTCATGCGCCTGATCGACCCCAAGGCCGGCGGTTCTCCCGCGCTCTCCGAGGCCGGCGGCACGACCCTCATCGACCTCCTGGCCGAATCCGACGATCCCACCGACGATGGCATGGCCTTCATTCCCGCACCCGGCGTGCCCGTCGACCAGCGCACATCCGCCATCAATAGTCTCCTCTCCTACGACGCCACCCAGCCTCTCACCTCGCTCAACGAGCCTTCTCTCTACATCACCAACGACTGCGCCAATCTTATCTACGCACTCTCCGAGCACACCGGCCGCGACGGGCAGAAGGGCTGCACTAAGGATCCCATCGACTGCCTAGGGATGCTTTTAGTCTCAGGTCTTGCCTTCGTAGGCCGCGGGGGCTTTGATTGCCGCGGCGGCGGCGGATACTAAACCATTTCACTATGCAAGGAGATTCCTACAAGCAAGCAACCGACGTGATGGCACGGGTCGGCGACGAGCCCAATGTACCGGCATTGACCGAGGAACTGCGGCGCTCGGCCACCGACTACGGCGTCTTCGCCCGGGTCGAGAATGCCGAGAATGTGCGCTACTGCCGCTGGCCTGGGCAGACCGACGACGGCAAGAAGAACAACGATGCCAACCGCAACAAGCCGGCCTTCCCCTGGGACGGTGCCTCCGACACGCGCATCCCGCTGGCCGACGAGGTGATCAACGGCCTCGTCGACCTCTGTTCCACCTCTTTCTGGCGCTCGATGCTCCGCGTGTCGCCCACCAACATCAGCCAGCTTGACCAGGCGGTCACCGCGCACAACCTGATGGACTGGACGGTCAACTCCCGGATGTACAACGACCTCACCCGCGAGGTTGAACTACTCTCGCAGTACCTCTGGACCTACGGCTGGGCCGGCGTCCACGTCACCTGGCAGCAGGAGATGGGGCAGAAGGAGCAGTACCTGACCATGGACCAGATCATGGCCTTGGCAGCCCAGTCGCCCGAGGGCTCCATCCTAGCCGACCTGCCCAATCTCATCGCCAACCCCGAGGCCGACGACCAATCCGCGGAGCTCCTGCTCGCTGCCTTCCCCAACCTGCGCAAGCGCCGGGCGCTCAAGGCCATCCGCGAACTGCGCACCGAGGGAGAGTGCGACTTCCCCATCCCCACCATGGTCAGCAATAAGCCCATGGTCGCTGCCCTGGCACCCTACGACGAGCTGGTCTTCCCGCCCGAGACCACCGACATCCAGTCCGCCCGGGTAGTCTTCCGCCGCTACTACATGACCGAGGCCCAACTCCTGAACAAGGTCGAGACCGAGGACTGGGACGCCGAGTGGGCGCAGGAAGCCATCAACACGATGGGCCGTTTCTCCGATTACTCGGCCTATACCTACGCAGCCGTCGGCCTTGCTGAAAACTCCATCCTCGACCGCGAAAACCTGATCGAGGCGTGTTCTACACCGTCTTCAGCCCCCAGGTCGGCGACAAGTGGGGCTACTTCGACCTGTTGGACTACACGCACGGCCAGTATCCTTTCGTTATCTGGCGCTCCGAGCTCATCCACCGCCAGATCACCGAGAGCCGCGGCGTGCCCGAGGTCTGCTCCACCTGGCAGCACGAGGTCAAGGCCCAGCGCGACTCCATCTTTGACTACACGTCCCTCGCCACGCTCCCGCCCATCGAGGTCCCCAAAACCCGCGGCGGCAACCTGAAGATCGGTCCCGCCATCCAGATCCCGGTGCTGCGCCGCGGCGAGATCGGCTTCCTGGCACCGCCCGCCCGCGAGCCCGGTGTGGCCTTCCAACTGATTGCGGCCATCGAGGCCCAGACCGACCGCTACTTCGGCCGCCCGACCGAGAAGGTCCCGCCGGTCATCACCCAGATGCGCCAGCAGCGTTTGATCAACAACTGGCTGCACGGCTGGACCGAGGCCTTCCGCCAGGTCCTATCCCTCACGCTCCAGTACGTCGGCCCCGCCGAGATCCAACGTATCACAGCCTCTACCACCCCGCTGCCTCCCGACATTCAGGACTTCGACGTGATGCTCAAATTCGACATCCGCGAGCTGTCCACCGACCTCGTGACCGAGAAGCTCAAGGCCATCAGCACCCTCGTCCTGCCCCTCGACACCGCCGGCGTCATCGACCGTGCCAAGCTCATCAGTGTCGCTCTCCGGGCCATCGACCCCAACCTCGCGAGCGAGCTGGTCATGCAGCAGGGACCGGCCGCGCAGAAGATGTTCAACGAGACCAACGACGAGATCGCGCTCATGTCGCTCGGTAATCCTCCCCAGCTCCGGGAGAACGACCCCACCGCACCCATGCGCCTGCAATTCAGCCAGCAGGTCCTGCAATCCAACCCGAAATATCAGGCCCAACTACAGCAGGATCCGCTCTTCCAAGCCAACCTGCAGAAGTACATTGAGAATCTGCAGTTCTCAGTGCAACAACAGCAGAACGCCATCACCGGCCGCCTTGGAGTCCAATGAAACTGACCGACGAACAGCTCTCGGAGGCCCTCTCCGTGTCCGAGGAGCACCCGGTGCTCAAGGCCATGGGCCAAATCCTCGACGACACACTCCGGGATGAGGTGCACAACGCCATCATCTGGCGCAGCATACCCGGCTTGCAGGGTCTAAAAGCATGGACATCCCGACGACACAGGAAGCGAAACCTGCCCAAAACACGGCACAGCCCCCAATCAACCCGATGCAGTTCGACGAATCGGCGTTGGCCAAGCTACTGAAGTCACGCTTCAGCGGGGAGGAAGAGAAGGCATCAGCCGTCGAGCGACAAGCGCCGGAGCCGGAATCCACTTCCGTGGACGATCAGGCCGAGGATGCGGAGCCGACCGCAGAACAAACGGACGATCAGGCCGAGTCGCCTGATCAGGAGGTTCTTTCCGAGACCGAAGAGAACAGCGACGAGGAATCGCTGGGCTACCGCAAACGCATCGACAAGCTCACGCGCCAGAAGAAAGAGGCGCTGGAGAAGGCCGAGGCGCTCGAGCGGGAGCTCAACGACGCCAAGACCAAGCTGGAGCAGACCAACGACAGGCCGACCGCGGTGCAGTCCGCTGCAGACCCGTTTGCCGATGTCTGGGAAGTGTCGAAGCTCAACGATGAGTGGAGCAAGGCCCGGAATCTGAAACGGTGGTGCGAGGACAACATCGACGGCTGCGAAGTAGAGGGCAAGGAGTACAGTTCGGACGAGGTGAAGCAGATCAAGCGGCGCGTAGAAGACGCCATCGACCTGCACATCCCAAACCGCGCTCGCTTCCTGCAGAACTATCAGCAGATCAAGCCAATCGCAGAACAACTCTACCCATGGTGGAAGGACCGTTCGGCTACCGAGTACACCGAGGCGCAGGCCGTCCTGCGGCAACTGCCGCAGATTGCCTCACTGCCGGAGTACCAGGTGCTGGTCGGTGACTTCATTGCCGGGCGCAAATTGCGTTTGGCACAGGAGTCCTCCAAGGGCAAGCCATCTGCCACCCGCCCGCTGGCCAAGGCACCCAGTCAGCCCGGTCGACCCACCGCCATCCCTGCAAAGAAAGATGCGGCCAAGGTCGGCCTGGACAACGCCAAGTCGCAGTTCCGAAAGTCCGGGACGACCACCGAATTAGCCCAAGTACTCAAAAGGATGCTCTAAACCATGCCCCTACTTCAGCCCAACCAGGGCGGCTCTGTGCCGCTCGCTTCCACCTCCGCCGCTCGTGAAGATCTGGCGGACTACATCGCCATCGTCGACGCCAAGTCGACCCCGTTCGTGTCCATGGCCCCCAAGGGCCGTGACATCGGCAATATGCAGTTCAGTTGGCAGGTCGACAATTACGGCGCTCCCGTGCTTGCCGGCGTTGTCGACGGCACTGATGTGACCGTTGCCAGTGCCTCCAACCCGGTGGTCAACCGGACCCGCTTGAACAACTACGGCCAGGCCTTCCGCCGCGACCTGCGCATCGGTTTCATTGCCGAGACTCAGGACGTCGCTGGTGTGACCGATGAGTTGGCCAACGGCATTGCCAAGAAGCTTGTTGAGATCAAGCGCGACATGGAGTCGACCTTCATGTGCACCAACCAGGCCGCCCAAGCCGACAACGGTTCGACCAATGCCTACCTGACCGGTTCGCTCGGTAACTGGTTGAACAGCACCAACGCCTCCAACATCGGCGCGTGCGCTTCGGTTTCACCCTTCCTGCCTGCCTCCGGCGCTGTCGACACCACGGCCTCCGCTAATTTTACCGAGGCCACCGCCCAGAACGTGCTGACTGCCGTCTACAGCGCCACCGGCACCTTCCGGGACTACGATTGCATCTTGGGCACCACGCTCAAGCGTGCGTTCACCAACCTCACCTCTTCGCGCACCACCGAGATTGGCAACAACAACGCCATCGCTGCCACAAGCGTCCGCACGTTTAATCAAGAACTTGCGAGCGATACCTATAAATCCTCAATCGATCTTTTTGAAGGGGATTTTGGCCGGCTAATTTTACATCCCACGACCTTTTTGGGGGGTAAAACCAGCACTTCGCTCACCGCCCAGGCCTTCAAGGGCTACGTGATCCCGATGGACATGGTCGAGGTTCGCTACGCCAAGCTGCCGCAGGTCAAGGATCTGCCCGACGCCGGCGGCGGCCCTGCCCGTCTCGTCGAGGCCATTGCCGGTCTGGTTTGCAAAAACCCGTCTGGCTTCGGTATGTTCAACGGCGCGAGCTAATTGCTCCAAACACGGGGAGGTTGCTGGACAAACCCGGCAGCCTCCCCTTTTCTCTGTCTATGCATCAGAATGCTTCCTCAGTGATCGGCAACGCACTGAACGACCTGCCCGGCGAACTGCGCCGTGCGGTCATCAAGGAGTTCGAAAGCGGCATCCAGAAGGACTGGGTGCAGGCCGGCATCCAGCAGAAGCGGATTGCCAAGGACTCGCAGACCGACTTGCGCAGCGTGGACGGCATCGGGCGCCTGCGGATGCGGATCGACCCCACTCTCTACCATGCCTGGGGCACCAAGTATGGGTACGACTGCTGGAAGGATTCCCAGTTTTTGAAAGAGGTCGAGCGCGATAACCCCGAGGTGCGAGTGCGCTGCGGGGCTACACGCTTGCAGGTTGGATGGACCGGTGGCACAAAACGCAGTAGTCAGAAGTTCACCCTATGAATGTCGGATCAAACCGCCAACTGGCCGGCGAAAACGGTGGCCGGTACATCACCGCATCGAACGGAACCGTGAGCGGCAACTGGATGGAAATCCACGCTGTCTCGACGACCATTCTCGGATCCTGCACGTCCAACATCACCGACCTCGGTGGCGGCGTGACCATCCAGGCCGGCGACAGCATCAACGGCGTGTTTACCTCCATCTCAATCTCAAGCGGCTCGCTGGTCCTATACAACCGCAAGTACGCCTGATATGCGACTCGGACTCGGCCTAGGACTCGGCATCGATCAATTCATCAGCGGAGCTGGTGGAGGCGCCGACCTGCCGATCATGCGCCGGGACCTTCTGCGCGAGGACGAAGGATTCATCCTCCTGGAGGACGGCACTTCCAAAATCGTCATCACCTTCGGCACCTTCGACTCTTTAGACTTGGAGAACGGGGACTTCCTGCTCCAAGAGGACACAGGCAAACTCATCATCCAAGCAAACTAACTTATGGCAGACACGAAAATCACGGCCTTAGCGGCCATCACTACGGTTGATCCGGCAGCGGACGTGCTGCCGATTGTGGACATCTCGGATACGTCCATGGCTGCATCGGGCACCACCAAGAAGATCACCACCAACCAGCTCACCTCGACGCTGGTGGCTGATGCGGCAAATGATCGCGTGGGTATTGGTACTGCGACACCTGCTGCAAAATTGATTGTGCGTGATGGAACGAACCGCAATTTGCTGGTTAGTTCAGATGCTACTCAGCTTGGTTCTGCTGGCATTGCAATCGGTGGTTTTACAGACGGCGCAGCGGGTTATGCTCCGCTGTCATTGATTGCGTCAGCGATGCAATTCGGAATCGGCGGCTCCACCGCCATGACGTTGAACTCTACGGGGTTGGGCGTGGGGAAATCTCCTTCTTACAAGCTGGATATCGCTGGTGTTGGCAATTTCGAGCAGGTTCGCGTTTCTAATACGGCAGCAACCAATGTTGCTCTTGTTAATACTACGAGCGGACTGACATATACGGTCTATTCAGCAAACACCGCTTCCAACGGATTCAACGGTTTCGGAATCTTCGATGGGTCGAGCTATGTCCTCAAAATCGACTCCTCCGGCACCGCCACCCTCGCCTCCGCAACCATCACCGGCGATCTGACGGTTGACACGAACACGCTGTTTGTCGATTCGACGAACAATCGGGTGGGCGTTTTGATTGCAAGTCCGCAATACAATCTCCACGCTTCTCAGCTAGTCTGCGCTTCAGATCCTACGACCAACGGTTCTGCTGGAAGGATTTACGGAGCTTTTCTGAATGCGGTTGGAGAACCGGGGCTTGACTTGCGCCGTTGGAATGGTGGCGGCGGAAATAGTCATGGAACGACATTTATCCAGACAAACCTATCTGGAGACACGCTGTTTTACAACGGTATTCAAGCATCCAACACCCGAGCCACGTCGCTAAAAGCCACACTTTTGGCAAACGGAAAACTGCTTGTTGGTACTGCTTCAGAAGTTGGACCGGGAGGCATCCTTCAAATTTCAGCTGGCATCACCTTCCCCGCCACTCAAGTCGCTTCGTCCGATGCGAACACGCTCGACGATTACGAGGAGGGGACGTTTACTCCCACCGTCACCGGAAGCGGTTTGACTGGAATTACTTACACAACCCAATCTGGAGTGTACACGAAAGTGGGAAGAATGGTGACGTTTGCAATACAGATTGCAGTCTCGGCATCAACGAGGGCTGCTGCAATTTTTCAGATTGGAAGCCTTCCGTTCACGGCTTCCGGATCAAACGCATACGGAGCATTGATTTCATACACGGATTCAGGTTTTTTTGCAACCGCTGGTGCAAACAAGCCAAATCTGCTTGTTAGTTCAACTGATGTTGTTTTTTACAAATCTGACGGAACGTCGTTTAACGGAACCGACATTGCGGCAAACGCTTTTAACGTAAGGATTACAGGAACCTATTTCACCACCTAATCCCATGATTACCCTCTCTTGGATCATCGAACGCCTTCTCGTCAAACCCACCGAAGGCACTCTCACCGATGTCGTCATCACCGCCGACTGGCGATGCAACGGCACTCAAGATCAATACAGCGGCACTTGCTACGGCAGCGCGTCTTTCGCTCCGCCGACCGAGAACTTCACGCCGTATCCTGACCTGACCGAAGCGCAAGTCTTGGGCTGGTGCTACAGCAACGGCGTCAATCAAGCGGCGATTGAGGCGAACGTCTCGCTCCAGATCGAGAACCAGATCAACCCTCCGATCATCGCTCCCCCGCTGCC